ACATCTAACATATTTGCATGTGTTTGTATTATTCGACTCCAATAGTGAAGTTATGATATGAACGCTTGAGATATTTGATCAACAAGATAATCCGAATTTTGCAATAGACACCAGCTTACAATATCAATTCACATTAGCATTTTTTGACTCAAATGGTACTCGTATCAACGGCGGATCCGTTAGTCAAATTTGGAACGGTGTTGGTTCAAAACAGAATTGGCGTTATGTAGCTGTTAATAATGCAGTTGCACCAAGTAATGCCGTATCCGTTGGGTTACAATATTGGTCCTACAATGGACATGGTCATGCTTTTTTTAGTTCACCTATGCTAACACAAACTTCTCAATCAACTGGCTATATGCCGGACACAGGTAACGTTGTCAGCGCTGGCGAAATAGACGGCTCAGTTATTAATGGTTCAACTATCAACGGGACAACTATCAATGGTGGAACAATTAGTACAGTAGCAGCAAATACTGCCAAGCTATACCCCATGACCATAGCTCCAAATGGGACTACCACGTCAAACACGTTTTCAGCAACCGCTGGGTCCCAGACTAAAATCTCTGGGGGTTCTGTTGACACGAAATTTAGGTCTTATACTGGTTCCAGCGCTGGATATGAGGCGTATGATATTAGTCTTTCTGGTAGCGGCCAGATTTTCAAGGCTGGTTTTACGACCGCTTATGATGGTACGTTCTCTCAAACGCTAGGTGCAAGCTCAAGCACGGGTGTTACCGACTTTCTCTCAATTGATCCATACACTGGCATAACACTTTGGGGAGCGCACCAAGGCATTCAATTCCACGGCCTTTCATCAACCGGTACCGCCGTTAGTTTTGATAGTTACGGTAATCTTTATGGTGACCCAGCATCAACTTGGTGGCGAATTAATCAGAATGGTGGGTCACTTTCAGTTGCTGACTTTGGTACCGACACAGCCGGGGCTAACGGCATATTATTGCATCGTGATCTGTTTGTCGGGAATATTGGAGTCAATCGTGGTCACACCATTTCTAGTGCCGACGGGGCTACTTTGAATATAGCAAAAGGGGATGGAGGTCGGGCCAACTTAAATGTGGGCACTCTAAGCTATACAGCTCTGTCTAACGCTTCTTTATTAAGTGTTAAAAAAGATACAAAACCAGCAGATACGGCATACTGGTCACAACTAATCAATTCTGTTGATTTGGCAACTTACCAATATAATACTGACGACTTTACAAATCAAGTGCGCTTATCAGGTATCGTCGATGACATCAACGAGAATAAACAATGGACTTTGCCGAATGAATTTATTAGTCGTGATGATACTGGTGCGTTCGAAGGTATCGATCAAACTATTATGATTAACGCATTACTAGGAACTGTTCAAGAACAACAAAAACAAATTTCTGCTTTAAACATGCACTTACTACAAATGGAGGCCAAATTAAATGGATAACTTATTATTTACAGATTACCGACCAGATGCTATAAATAACGTGATGGTGTTAAAATACGTCATTAACGACCTTGGGATTAACGCTTCAACCTCAATTCCATTGACTCAATTTTATACTGAAATTGCTAAGGGTGAGGCAGCGCTGAAAGAACTTATCTTAAATACGCTTATCACTGCTTTACAGGCTAAATTACCTAGTGTTGTAAACGTCGATACACAAACAGACGCCACTCAAACCACGGAGGCTGCTGAATAATGAACAATATTGATATTGATCCACAAAAAGTAGTTACAAAAATGACACAGAGTTATGCCGAAGAGTTGTCACAAAAACTACAGCAGATTGCTGTATTGCAAGTTATCATCGATCAGCTGCAAGAAGAAAACGCAGCACTTAAAGAGAACTCAGAAAATAGGGGGTGATTTAAATGAGTCGTAATCTTCAATTTGCAAAAGAATCTCCAACTGAGATTAAGCACAATGATACCACGACTACTATGAAGATCAACTTAACGGAAGATGGTTCTACAGTAGATCTAACAACCTATGTATCTGCCGAAGTTCATATTCGAAGAGAAAGTGATAAGGAAATTAAGAACGTTCCTGTATCATTTCCTATCCCGCCGGAACTTGAAGGAGAGGACGTTTATGCGACCCCTTCTCAAATTCCAATCTTATTTGACTCTTCGTTCACATCATTCTTGAATGTCGGCTTCTACGATATCGAAGTTTGGTTAACTAGTTCTACCGGTGTTGCAATCTTCCCCGGAGATAAATTCATCACTTTCCAAATTACAGAATCATTTGACGTTTAAAGAGGGGGAAACAACATGAACAAGTTCGCTAAAGCGATCACAGTATTTGCCGCCTTATTCACGCTAGGCGGTACTACAATGAGCGCAATGGCAGCCGTTGGTGACCAAGGAACTGACTGGGCTGTCTATCAAGGTGCATTAGGTAAGTTCGCTTATCCGAACGATAAGTTCGTTCTCATTCAACAAGGGGGTACGATTGGCGGTTCTATCTATACTCAGTCTACCTATAAGACTCAGGTCACTTCGGCTTTAAATGCCGGTAAACGTGCTCACACATATTTGTGGGGCCAATTCGGTTCTAGTCAATCACAAGCTAAAGCAATGTTGGATAAAATGTTACCCAACGTTCAAACTCCAAAAGGTTCTATTGTAGCCCTTGATTACGAAGATGGGGCAAGCAGCAACAAACAAGCAAATACCGATGCTATTCTTTACGCTTTAAAACGCATCGAACAAGCTGGCTATACCCCTATGCTTTATGGGTATTTAACTTATTTTAACAGCCACATCTATCTAAGTCAAGTATCTAGTAAGTATCAATTATGGTTAGGTGAATACCCTGACTATAACGTGACTACGAAGCCTAACTATAACTACTTCCCTAGTGCTGATAACATCGGTATTTTTCAGTTCACGTCCACCTATATTTATGGCGGACTTGACGGTAATATTGATCTTACTGGAATTACTGACAACGGTTATAAGAACGGGTCCGTCACTAAACCGAATACTTCAACGACAGCTACTGACAACGCTACTACCACTAAACCAACTACCATTAAAGTAGGAACCAAGGTTAAAGTTACTGGTTCTAAGTGGGCTACAGGTCAGTCGATTCCTTCTTCCATTAAAGGAAATACCTATACTGTAACACAAGTTAAGGGCAGTAATTTATTACTTTCTGGTGTAAATAGTTGGATTGTTTCTAGTGGTGTTTCGACGGTTAAGGAAACGACTACAACTTCAACAAACAAAGCTACGGTTACAACCTATACGCAATCTGGTACGTTCACTCCCAACCGGACATTGAATGTTCGCAACGGTTCTAGTACTAGCTATAGCAAGGTAGCTACTTACTATAAGGGCGAAAGTGTTCGTTATAATCAAGTAATCATTAAATCTGATTACGTGTGGGCACGCTATACTCGCTCTAATGGAAAATATGGATATATTGCTTTAGGTGTTAATGGCGGTACAAGTTATGGTACTCGTAAAACTACAACCACTACTGCATCAACCAAGGTCTATTACACTGTTAAATCTGGAGATACGGTCGGAACTATCGCCGCTAAGTATAGCACAACGACAGCAAAGATCAAGTCTCTCAGTAGTTTATCAAATGTAAACCTTATTTATGTAGGCCAGACACTTAGAGTAAAATAAGAAATAAAAACATCCTTGGGTTTGAATGGAGGTGATGCTATGTTTAACCCTTCAAAGTCACGTTTATTTACTACGAATACGATTACTATCGGGTTATTTTTGATTGGCTACGGTGCATTAATGTTAGTCACCGGTTTATTTCAGGATCAAGGAGCGCCATTCGCTAGAATCTTAGATATGTTTGATGGTCCATTCGTTTCGTTCTTTCTTATCCTTACCGGAGTCGCTATGCTAACCATCCTAGCAATGGGATCATCTAAGTGGACGAAGTTTATGCTCATTCTCGCCTGCGGAATATTATTTGCGTACACTATTGCTTATCTGGGGAGATGGAGTGACGGTTTTCCTGACGTGGGGCTTATTTCGTTTGCGGGTATGTTCCTAATAGACTTATTCACTCTATGGGAGGTTGACCCGAATTAATGAACTTCGTAATGACTCTATTGACAAATCAATGGTTTATGACTTTTTTAGGGGCCTTGATCGGCTATCTCGCAAGCAATCATACCGTAAAAAAGTCACCCAGCGATACCGGTCTTGCAAAAGATTATCTCGATGCTTTTCAACACCAGCTAGATTCAGCCAACGAACGTGCAGATAAAGAATCCACGAATGCTGATAAACTGGACGAACGCTTGGACGAAACTATGTCACAGCTTACGAAGGCACAAGACACAATTAATGATTTAACTAAGACAAACCATGAGCTGCAACAGCAGATCGGGTCTATAAAAAATGGAGATGCAGATAAATGAACTTAAACTTTATTGGTCAAATTGTGGTCCCAATCGCAGTCGTTTTGATTCCTATTATCGCAGCTTGGCTTACACGAATTGCTACTAAGTATTTAAAGAATACAGACGTGCTAAATGCTATTGAAAAATTAGCAAAAAGCGCTGTTGCTGTTGCCGAAAAGACAGGTGTAGCTCAAAGTCTAGTTGGTTCAGAACAGTTCCAACTGGCTGTCAAAAGCGTTCAAGATGGTCTAAAAGCACTTGGCATTACAGACGCCGATCTTTCTATTATTGAGGCTCAAGTTGAAAAAGCATATGCTGATGCTAAAATTCAACTCGATACCGTATATAAAGATAGTGACTCAGCTAAGGCCAGTATCAAGTTACAACAAGCTCAAGACATCTTAGATCAAGCCGACGCAGTAAAGGCTCAGACCGAAGCTGCACAAGCTCAGATTGTTAGTGCTCAAAAAGCTTTAACGGATGCTATGACTAATTCAGTTCCTGACGGCGCATCAACATCAGCTGCCCATTAAATTAGCATCGCCCCTCGCATGAGGGGATACATAAATCACGTAAAACAAAGGAGAGTTATATATGAGATTGTTTAATAAATTTGCGTGGGAAAAGGTTCCCGACGATGATAAAGACCTGTTAGAAGATTATCAGCTTGAAATGGAAGCACAAGGAAAAGCTGAAAAGTCTATCTATCAATATGTAACCGACATTAAAGGCTTCTATTGCTGGAAGGTAGAAGGTCTTCACAACAAGCTAACTCTGGAATTAAAGCGCAAGAATTTTCGTAACTTCTTTTTAACAGTTCAAAAGGAAGGTGCAAGCAATGCACGGATTAATCGTTTGCAATCAAGCTTGCGCAACTTATTAGAATACGCCGTTACAGAAGACGATTACGATTATGATATTAATGAAATGGCCCACATTAAAGGACTGCAAAAAGAAGAAGTTCGTAAAATTGTATTCTTAACTGACCATCAGGTCAATCAACTGATTGATTATTTAGTTCGTCACGAACAATATCAAAAAGCTTTATTCGTTAGTTTAGCTTATGACTCATGCGGTCGTAGAAATGAATTAGCACAGGTCAAGAAAGACGGTTTTGTAGATTCACACCAGACCAATACGGTCAAGGGTAAGCGCTCAAAGGAATTTCAACTACTGTACTTCAATCGTACACGCCAGCTTGCTAAGATCTACCTACAAAAGCGTGGCGAAGATGACGTGGAGTCGTTGTGGATTACTGGCAAAGGCGACAAAAAACGTGCTGTTTCATACGCTACTCTTTATGCTTGGGTTGAAGGATTCCGCAGTATTCTATTAGATTTAACCGGTGAAGAGATTAATCTCAACGTTCACTCATTCCGCCACAGCGGACTAGAAGCATATACCAATGGCGAACATTACGTTCTTAAAGAAATGGGTAAAGATAGTTTACCACTTGACGTTGCCCAACTAATCGCCCATCATAGTGACATTAGCACTACTCAATCATATTTAAAAGACCACTCTGATGAAAAATTGGCAGATGCTTTTGGTTTAACTTTATAATAACACAAAATTGCCCCTACTTCAATCAGTAGAGGCAATTTTCATTTTATTCGAACACACCAGCAAAGTATTGAAGCGAATATAGTTCAAAGCGCATTTGTTTAATTTTGGTATCAAATTCTGTTCCTTGCGCAAACAAAGAAATTTCATTGGCCCGTCTTGTATATAATTCTTTAACCGGAAACAGTAAAAAGCTTCCATCTTCACGGACACCAACGGCAAGCGAATTTTCCAGATGCGCAGAGTCAAGGTTAGCGATCAAGATATATTTCCTTACTCGTTTAACCTTTGGAGTATTCAGATAGTCGTTTAATGCCTTAGTTAATTCATTAATACTAAGAATATTAGGGGCATATTTACTATTAAAGTAGATACGAGTTCCATTCACGTCAATGGTTTCATGACTATTAATACTTACAGTGAAATTATCGCTATTCTCTTGGTCGTTTACTTCGATCACGTCCGAACCATTCACAAGCAAAACATCTTTTAGCCGTTGAACTAATTCTAAATTAGTCATCGTCTTCCTCCGAGTTTTTCAAGATCTGTTCTGCTGCGTTTACAACAAACGCCCCTAATGTTTTAGGATCAGTACCGCTTTGAATACCAGTATATGCTAGTGCGTTCGCTAACATCGCCAACGAAGTATTAACATCTGTTGTAATTGTCGTATCAACAGATAAGTCACCACCATCCGTGTAGTTAACTAGCACTTGATGCTGTGGTTTGACTTCTTCTTTATTTTCTTGTTTCATTAATACTACCTTTTCTTCTGACATTTATTATTCCTTCTTTCTTATCTATAAAACTATTATAACATGATACAAATATAATGTCAACACTTTTTGTTCATTGACTTTACAATTAATCTATGGTACAATTATAACATAAATAAAGGAGGATATATAATGTTAAAAGATATTAAGTTAGAAGATTCAGAAGATCTTGTTTCAGCACGTGTCAAATTGTTTTCATCAAATCACTTAGGCTGGTTAGTTTACTTTTCAGATTTAGAATATACAGACTTCTTAGAACGGAAATACTTTGAAATTCACCCAAAAGATAAGAAAATTACTAAGTCTAAAATGGATACGATCAAAAAGAATATTGAGGGCGAAAAGTATAGTTTTGGAACAACAGTAATCGGTTATCGCATCAAAATTGAATAGCTTTAACAATTTGGCTCTCCCAGTGCTCGCTGAGGGAGTCTTTTATTTTGTCTTGGTTAACTATATCAAAAAGGCCTAAAAGCTCTTAAACAAGCTCTCAGGTCCCTATTTTACATTTTGTTGTAATTTACACTAATTTTTGTTCCAAATCCATCTACTTTAAGAATTTGTCGTTCCATTCCTTGATATTTTCGCAATCGGAAGTCATTTTGATCCCGATACCCAGTTAAAACTAATCGGGTACCAACATCTAACCAACTATTTTCAACACAGTGACGACTTTTACCTGTTCCCTCTATAATCTTTTTATTGTATTTTGCAAACCGATCTTTTCCTAAACTAACATTAGCAACTCCATCCGCAGTTAAGATAGTTACTGAACTTTTTACATTGTCTTTACTAATAACTGTTCCAGCAATTACTGTTGAATTGTATTGAGGAAACTCACGCCCTCGCCATTTCTTAAATCCAATTACTTTAGGACTTTCAGATAATTCTTTAAAACCTTTATAAGTGAAGATTTCATTCAATGTTGATAATTCAAGCTCGTGTTTTTCCGGATAATAGTGTAGCGTTTCAAATGACCAATGTTCAGGATTACCAGACATATTTTTGATCCATTCCTCACGACGATTCATGTTAGCTTCAAGATTAGTAGCTTCATTAGTCTTTAGCCAATCCTTTAACGGAACAATATATTTATCCATCCATTTCTTATACTGTTTCTGGTCAATAACAATCGTGTCTTCATTCATATCCCAAAGACCGCCTTCGACGCCTTTCTTAGATTTATCCTGTCTTTCTAAGATTAGCGGCTCAATAATATTTAAGAAATATTGACCCGTATCACTTTGAGATGAGAATGGGTTCTTTTTAATTCTAGTGTTAATATGATATGCCATTACATAAACCATTAAATTATCTGGAATGACATCTTTTAGCTTATTAACACTCGTTGTTGTCAGCTTTGCTTTTGCAGGGAAATTATCTGACACTAACTTAATTAGAAGCTTACGCCGATCTGGTTCAAATTCATTCAACATACCAGACTTGATTGCAATAATCATTTTGCGGTAGTTCAAGTCTTCACTTTCCCGTTCTAGAAAATCATCGACAGACTTGAATGGACGGTGTTCAGCAATGCTCTTAATCTCCTTATCACCAAGCCCCACGATACCTCCAAGACCAAATAAAATGTTCTTTTTATTTAAGTCTGGAGTGAAACCAATTCCCGATTTGTTAACATTTGGAGCGATAACAGTCCCTTTTGGTAGTTCACCAATAGCAGTTGCAACTTTTTCATAGTCTGGTGTTCCAACAACATCACCCGTTAAACCAGAATTAACAGACAAAACAGCTGCACTCCAATATTCAAGACCATAAAACTGAGCAATGTTCATTTCAATTAATAAGTTAAGAGTATAAACTAAAGCGTGAGACTTCGCAAAAGCATAGTTCGCTTGAATCATAATTTGTTGTTCCCAGATATACCGGGCAAATTCGTCTCGCAATCCTTCTTCTTCAGCTTTCTTATAGAAGAATACTCCCGCTTCCTGTTGCGCCTTCTTATCTTTCTTGGCAACTGATTTACGGATCTTATTAGCTTCTTCTAGCGAATAGCCAACAACCGTAATAACTAAGTCCATAAGTCCTTCTTGTGATGAGTTGATACCCGTTGAGATATCAAACTTATCATGCATGGTTTGTTTCTCTTGACTATTCAAGCCCGCCTTATCCATATCTTCATCCCAAGAGTTGATATTCTTTGAGTAACGAACAAAACGGTCGATAGCCAATTCACCTGCGTCTCCACCCGTCAATCGCATAAGGCCATTGACATCGGTTACCTGTAAGAACTCATGAGCATCGGCTTTATGCAAAGCATCACGCCCAGCCTTGCTAGTAAATTCAAAAGCATTAACGATTTCATTATTAGCAAGCTTATCATACATTTCTTGATTAGTAAAGTCTAGCTTATCAACATCAAAATACTTCTCAAAAGTTGACTTCAAAGTTCCTTGCCACTCTAGTTTGCCATCATTCAATAGTAAATTCATAGCTTCATGAATTTTATCAAGAGCATTAAGAGCAAGAACATCTAATTTGATATGTCCCATTTCCTCTGTATCCGGTGCATCAAACTGAGTAATAGGAATACCGTTCTTTGTCTTCATCATAGCATTATGCTCCGTGTATGAATCCTCAGCAATCATAAGACCACTAGCGTGCTGAGACACTCCAACAACAATCTTATATAGCCCCATTGCAATATCTTTCATATTCCCGTGCTTATCTAATTCTTCTAATAGCTTCTTGCCGGGTTTGATACCCTTTTTGGGGTTACCGTTAATTGCATCTGGGAGGTCATAAATCGTGTGCCCTTCGCCGGGGAGTAGACTAGCAATATAATTATTCTCCGCAGCTTCTAGTCCCAATGAACGACCAGCCATTTGAATTGCGGACTTTGTACCAACTGTCGAAAACGTACCAAAACTCAACACTCGTTCTTCTCCGTACACATCTTTAATATGTTGGAGAATATTTCCTCGTTGATTAGCTTCGCTGTCACTATCAATATCTGGGTAATCTCCAGCAGTATTATGACTAACACGTTCGGCTGATAAGAATCGATAATATGGTAAACCATATTCTAATGCATTAATCTTAGTTAATCCAATTAAAAAGTTTAGTAACCAACACGAACTGCTTCCTCGACCAGCTCCAAGTAATGACTTATCCTGAACTAAATCTAAGATATCAGTCATTAGCACAAAGTAAGCGCTCATCGCTTGACCAATCTTATTACCGATTTTAACCAGCTCTCCAAGCTCTAAATCGAGGCGTTCCCAATATTCTTTCTTATCATCAAATTTATACTTTTTAAGCCCGTCTACAGCCATCTTTACAAGGTAGTTATCGGACAAGTCTTCACTATCAATCATGAACTGAACGTTAGAATACGTCTCCTCGACGCCTAAATCTTCATATTTTAGCTTGTCAAACTTTGGAATTCGACCAGTTGGCACGATTGGGGTATGAGCTAATTCATATTGTTCCACACGTTCCTCGATTGATTTAATATTTTGTAACCCTTCTGTCATCGTGTCATCATCAAACCATTGGAATAAATCTTCTGTTGAATAAAAATGTGCACTGTCATAAACGCTAACATCTCGATCAATGTCTCGTGATTGCAGCAAGGCTGTATGAACAGGACGTGCACTTTCATTAACGTAGTGAGAGTCCAAGGTAATAATGAACTTATAACCCATCTTTGCACATAAATCCCTCATACGTTGATTAACATACATTTGGTCCAAGTTATCTCCGGGCATTAATTCAAGGAAGAAGTTTTCTTCTCCAAATACCTTGACACCCCACTTGCAGAAATTAATTACATTATTCAAGTGCTTAGTATCTTCCGTATCACGATATGCAATTAGTTCTTGGTCAACATATCCGCCCAAACAAGCAGAACTAGCAATAACATGTCCTTTATATCCCTTCATCATTTCTTCAATTTCATGGTAAAAAGATGGCACACGGAACATCCCATGATACCGGAAACTATTTTTCCACGCCTGCGTTGATTGTTTTTGCAGGAATTGATGGCCTTTATAGTCAAGCGCATTTAATAGAAAATGATTAAATCGGAAATCCTTAGCAGATAGGTTGTTATCAACTGCATTATCCATTTCATCCTTATCTACCAAATAGATTTCGTTTCCTAAAATAATTTTAAGATCGCCATAATCGCCGTTGTTTAAAGTATTAATTGCTTTAAGATGGCTTCCCAGTGCCTCATGTTCTGTAAACCCAATAAGAGAATAGTTCAAACGTTTGGCTTCATCCAAAACATCTTTAACGGTCTCAGATGCGTCTAAAAGACGTACGTTGCTGTAGTCTGTGTGCGAATGAATGTTCCCAAACCTATAATCAATCAATTCGTTTTTTTTCATCTTTAAATCTCCTTTATTTGAAACTCCACTGGTATCCACCAGTCGACGTTCGCTTTCCATGCAAACAAGAGGATATATTTTGCCTACTAATTCCTGTGTTATTGCTAGCATCTGCAATCGAAAAGAACGTCTCAACCACAATTTTATTTTTACGTTGTTCTACCGGTTTTTGTTGAGATGTAATTAATTTTTTATGGGCGCATTTAAAACATCCACTACCTCTTTTTACATGGTCAGGGGTCGCCATCCACTTATTATCACAGGTCTTGCATTTCCATAAACATTTTGTTCTTGAATTGTAAAACCCTCTAATATAAGAGACATCAGGATTCAATGCTTTTGTTTGTTCAACCATTGCCTGTTCGCCTTGAACCATTGTATCGTGAAGTTTTTTAATTGCAATCGGTTCACTTATATTATATTTTTGAGTACACCACATTAAATTATCAACGTTATCATTTTGCGAATTATCATCTATATGATGAACAACGGTATTGACATTTGGATTTGAGTTAGGTATAAAAGCTTGGGCGACTAAACGATACATTACACATAATTCACGAATATCATCTTTACATAAGGTTACATGTCGGCGACTACGATTAATATAAGCTTTTAAAATCTTATCATCCTTATTTTTTACGTTCCCTTTATTACTAACCCAATATAATCCCTCATAGCTTCTTATTGGTAACCAAAATTCCATTATGTTTCCTCCTAATGTTCTTCTATAATTACATTATATCATGTAACGACAAAAAAAGCCAGCCTAAGCTGACCATTTTCTTATAATCCATTTGTGATCTTTTCTACCGTTTTCATCAGCACTTCATACTCATCAAGATATTCACGAATCGTAGCAATCTTTTCTGGTTTCTTCGCTAAAGCATCACGTACGTAGTATTTTAATACCTGCTCGATCGTCATGTGATATGTCTTTGTAACGACCGGGTTTTTGTTATCCTTCTTCTTACGAGTTTCGACTAAAACGAATCCTATCGTTGGTTGGTTGTCAGTGATTGTATAAACTCGATCCAGCTTGATTTCTACTGCCATAAGTTTTCCTCCTGAAATGATGTTAGCGTTACTCCAAATGTAACGATCATTGCTGTTGAAAAGAATCCTTCTAAGTAAGTGATTGTCTCTGTGTCAATAATTCTTGTCATAACAACGTTGTAGAACGCCGTTACCAATGCTGGTACTCCTAAAACAATTGCGAACACAACCACAGCTGATACGATAAATGATAAAATCATTCTAAATGTTTTCATTCCATTACCTCTATTCTTTTTATCCCAACTATATCTGAGTATGTATACCGAGTAAAAACTCGGTGTTATATTAATACCAACCATTCGCTTCCCAGTGTGCTTTAGCCGCTTCCCATGATCCGTAACGTGAACTAACATACGAATCCGCAACTTTTTCTTGATTTGCAGCTGAGTAATCTCCGTTCAAATAATTTGAATCTAATTGATACTTTCCGACATACTGACCATTTGACGCTGTATAAGAACCACCTGATTCTTTACCTGCAATCCATTCTTTAGCAGAGCTAGTCGTTGTGCTTTGAGTCACTGTTTGTGAACTTGTCGAACTTTCGTTGACTGATTGACTCTGTGATGAAGATGTTTCCTGCTTTGATACTGATGTGGCCTGCTGTGATGCTGATTGATCCGTCTGTGGCGTTGATGTTTGATTTACTGTTGTTGATTGACTTGATGATCCTTGACTTGTTTGTGATGATACCACTTCCTTTGGTTGTGTCGTTGTAGGAGTTACTGTTTTTGGAATTTCTGTAACCGTTGGAGTTGATATAACCGTAGCCTTTGCATGACCATCTAATTGAATAACATCCCCAACGAAAATTAAGTTAACATTCGTAATACCGTTGACGCTAGCCAACGTTGACACTTCTAGGTTGTTCGCTTGTGCAATTTCTCCTAGGGTGTCGCCCGGCTTGACAGTAACAGAATCCGCATTTGCAGAATCTCCAATAGTCAAAACTGCCAGCAATGTTGTTACTACAGCAATGATTGTTTTTTTCATATTGTTCTCCTTTAAATTTCAAAAGTGTGGTTAAACCCATATTTAGTTTCTGCTTCATAACGGGCCACCTTAGCGTCTTCTATGTCAAAAAAGTTACCTAAAAATATATTTCTTCCGTTCATCTTGATGTTTGCAGAATATTTTTTCTTTACATTTTTACCAAGTATTGTAACGCCCACGAATCCGCTTCTGCCGGGTTTTAAATCCCTATTTATATGCTGTGTTAATTGATTCGCCCAAATAACGTTACCTTTTACATACCCTTTATGATTATCTACCCTATGCAGGGTATATTTGTCGCTCGGTCTTTTTCCAATATCATTTAAGAAGTTTTCAAAACTATCTAACCAAGATTTTTCAATTTTATCTCCACTAATCATATCTTGATAATGTTGATAACTTTTATGATTTTTATTCGTTACCCTGTTAACCATCGCATAATAACATATTTTTTCAGGACTTTTTGACAATCCATCAACATAGTTACCATTTTTACTCCCTTCATTCATTATATACATTACCTCTTTCTATTTTTGATAATTAATTATAACATATTGACGTTACATAATTGTGTCACCACCTTTACAGTTACGTTACGTTTAAATTTTTCTAAGAACCCCTTTGACAGCTACCCGTTGTTCACGGGTTATTGCCAACTCTTTCTCAACCGCCGCAATTTGAAGTTCCTGCTTTTCAAAATAGTCTGCTCGACTAGTATTTCCATGCGTTTTATACAACTTAGTTAATGTATTCATCATATTTAAGATCTTTGCATCAACAATCTTTAGTTGTTTCACCCGAATCTTTTGTACTTCTGATTGTGCAATGAGCATAGCTTCGTCATAGCCTTCGAGAGTTTTTAATTCTCTGTCTTTGGCTTCGCTGTCATTTGTTGAATAACAAGTAATAGCTACATTGTTTTTAACATCAATAATTAATCTTACTTCATTGTAGTCAATGAATACTCGATCACGATCATGGGAAGGAGACTGGGTTCCATTGTGCATGACATTGCGTGCCCAGTGCATAATCGTAGAACCGCTCGTAGCAAACCGTTGTGCTCCTCGTTCGATAAAGTGCTGTGATAAAGTAATTTTTTCAATATTAAATTTAAACATTATGTGACATCCTTTCGCTGATTGCGTAATTTAAACTGCTATAAATCATCTGACTGTAAGGTTCCTCTGCATAAGTTTCATGCAATAGTAATCTATACAAACTAACTTTAATCTTAAACTTACCTCTATTTATATCTTGAAACAATTCTAACACATCATCCTTGTTGCTGTCAATAGTTAAATTATTGACTTCTTTAAGAAACCCCATAACATAATTCACAGTATCAATTGCCGGGTAATTAAACGTGTCCTGAACATGTAAATAATCTTTACGTTCGCCATTATCATATTCAAGTGAGTAAGCAATATATAGCTTTTTATTCTGTACTCCGTTAGTTAAATATAATTTCATATTATAACCCCATAGCGACTCTTAATTTAGTCGTAACTTCAAGAATATCTTCATATTCTAATTTGCCAACACGTTTGATAACTTGGTCTTTTGCAATTGTTGATACCTGTTCACAAAGTGCTGTGTTTGTAATTAACTTGTGGTATGGTTGGTTCCAAAGATCAAAAGTATGATGTGTAGGAATAGAGCGTTTCGTTTTGGTTGTTAGTGGAACAACGATTAAGACCGGACTAAACTTATTATTTGACGAGTTGGATACCACAATTGCCGGACGAACCCCCGCTTGACGACTATCCCGTTCGCTGAATGGCTTTCCAAAATCTACTAAATATACTTCTCCACGAAAAATTTCTTTTTTCATAATGTATTTCCTTCTTTCTTTATCTGCATACACAGTATAGCATGATATTTTTACCTTGTCAAACTTTTATGTAAATAAAAAGAGCCGAAGCTCTTTAAAATACGATTGTATCGGTCGTGACAGCATCTTTAAGTTGTTCGCCCATCGCCATATGATCCATTACTAGAATCGGAGTAGGCTCCTTTCCCCAGAAATTCATACCCACGCTAGCCACAAAATTAATATATTTATCTCCAAATCCAGTATTAATTTCTTTAATTAGCTCATCTGTCATATTATAATTAACAATTAAAATATCGTTCGCAAACATATTTAAATATCGGTTCGTCAATTTGAGTCTTTTAGGAATTCTAAATCCAAATACCGCAACCGTAACAGCATCTTTCGCTCCTGAAAATTCGTCTTCACTATTATAAACATCTCTAATATCTTCAACAGTTGGTAAACTTTCCAAATAAACTCGATCTACCTCGTACTCGACATCATTATTGCTATCAAATAAGGTGTTTAACATTTTAACAGTGTCACTATAGTCCGCTTCTTTCATCGCAAAACCAAAAGCTTGCTGATGTCCAGCCGCTAGTGTTACTCCATCGACAGCATTAACCATATCTTTACCATACTTATATTGTTCTGGGATACGTGCAGATCCACTTAAAAGGTCTTTGAACGGCTTTACAACAAACGTTGGCTTCTTAGTATTACCCAAATACTTATTGGCAATCAGCCCAGATAATCCTTTTTCTACATTATCTGGCATTTCAATTACATTGACATTACCGCTCGAAATGACTCGTGCCTCTTCAACGGCTTTTTTAACTTTACGATCTTGCCGCCCTTTAACTTTAGTAATAACGTCAGTCGCATAGTCATAAGCATTCATAACAACGTTACCAGAACGCTTCTTTACTTCATGTTCTGTAGACATCTCAATTAAAGCGTCATAAATAGCACGGCGCTCCTCTGGTGTTCCCACACGAGATACAGCATTAATACGAGGAATAATCGAGAATTGCATATGCTTGATACTCATAACTTCTGGATCATCTTTAAAGAACGATTTAAAGAACGGGTGTTGAAAGTCTAATAGAGCATCCGATACTTCGATTGATACCTCATAATCTTTCAGGTCACTCATATCTGCGATCTGACCCAGTGCCATCATATCTCGTTTCTCGGGTAGGTCAATTGCTCCAGCAGTCTCTACAAGAAAGTCAATTACATTTCGTACCATGCCTGCCCCTGTTAAGTTATCGTTGAGAACCCCATAAAACCAAGGGAGCTGATTGTTAATAATAACTAAGTCCTCATGGTCGTCTAAATAGTCGATGTGGTCAGAAATATGATGATCAATCACAATAACTTTAGTCCCTTTTGATTGTAGCTTTTGAATTTCATTAATATCATTTGATGAACTATCCGGAAGAATTAAATAATTAAATCCACGATTGCACTTATCAAAGTTAGCTTTTAGTCCGTGAGCCTTATCGTCCGGTAAAATTTCAATAATATCCGTATCTTCATCGGTGCTGTTCGCTTCCAAGAACAATTGCATCATAGCCCCAGACATATACCCATCGACATCGACATCAACCAAAATCCCAACCGTAATTATCTTATCACTTTTCACATCTTCAAAAAAATCAGCCAATGGTCCAACAACACGTTCTGGAAAATCTCCTCCTGTAGTCATCCCGTCTGGTTCATACTTGTCTCCCAGACGTGTTCTAAGCGCCTGAACCAGCAATAACTCCGACAATCTATCATCGCTTCCTCGTAAGTTGACCTTAAACAAGTCGTTCTTTTCAATAATTGTATTTAAGTCTTTCTGTTTCATTCCTTATTCCTCCTAGTTAATCTGTTGACGATGTTTCATAAGGTAGTCATATACTTCTCTGCCTTTGTCTGTCGGACTGTCTTTATAGTCTAACTTACCGTCAACATCATCGAATAACACTGTCACATTGAACCTAGTTACCAATTTACGGAACATCTTAGTGATAATAGTTGCACGTGTCCGTTGTCCTGACTTACTATTATAATCCTTATCAAGTCCAATTACAATCTCATTTACGCCTAATTTTGATAGCTCATCAAGTTGCCACTCAGATATAAATGATCCGGACAAAGCCACACCATTGCCATGACCATTCTGAAAAGTATCCATTTGCATAACAGACTTCTCAGATTCAAACACGACTACTTGCTGGGTTTTAACAATCTCTTCCTTATTATAATACAGCCCGTACAAGTTTTGCCCCGTTGGATACTTCAATGACTCATGATTATAAACTACCGGTCGATATTTACCATATCTGTCAACCTCAAAACTGTTCAAAGCACGTCCTCGCACACCAATTAAATTACCATCTTTATCTAACTGAGGAATAATTATTTTATTCTCTTCGATAGAATAACGGATGCCAAACTTGTTTTGGGTACGCATGCTAATGCCTTCACTAATCCAAGAACCATATTGATAATTGTAATAGTGATTGAGGATTGCTTTGTTCAGTTTTTTAATCTCTTCGATTTCTTGTTTCTTTTTCTTTAAACGTGATGCTGGGTTAAAAGCCTTCTTGACCTCAAATCCAATCATCCTAGAAGCCCCTATAATACTGTCTAATTCATCCTTAGCATCATAGTAGTTCTCTTCACGATAGTGCATAATAAACTGTACAAGATCCATATGGTCGCAATTAGTGTAACACTGAAAGTTAACATCATCATCATTAAAGTAAATATAAAGCTTATGGCTGCCATCTCCTTCTGGATTATGACAATACGTCCGCATTTGGTAGTAGCCACCTACATCTTTATATTCAAAACCATAATGTTCAATGACCATATCTACATCTGCTTTAGTATAAGCCATAGTTTACCTCCTAGAATTTAATATTATCTTTAACTGTGTAATTCCCGTCATCCTTGACGCTAATAGAAGTGCGTTCTACATCAAGTCGATTATAATTGTAGTCTGTTACAAATAAAGGATAGTACGTTAACATACCTAAATCAACTTTCGACCAGATGACAACGCCTTTATCTCCCAGTCGGTTCTTGTAGATGAAAGATCCTTGGTCTGGTGTCATACCTGTTGGATTAGCAACTGGATCATTAATAATATCCTGCAGATTAGAGATATCTTTACTGTTGAGATTGGCAGTAATCATACCGATATCAATCTTGTCAGCGATACTTTTAGCACCACGTAGTGCACCTTGGGTACGAGAAATCATATAGTCATCAGAATTTTCACCATTCAATTGGGTTGCGGTTTCAATAAAGATCCCTAAATCAGCTGCTTGGTCCTTTAACGCTTTTGTAAGCTCTAACAATAGTTGGTCATCACGTGTTTCACGACCACCGAATAGCTCGTTTCCAGACCGAAGTAACTTAGACGACGCTTGAATATAATCAAAGTTAACGTACTTAACACCGTGTTCCAATACATTGCGTTCAATAGTGCTTGTCACATCCTGAATATCAAACTCTAATAACGTTGTAAAATAGATATTTGTATCATGTAGCACCTGCGCTCCGTGTACGAGAATGTCATGAACCTCGTCACTAAACCCCCCTTTTTTGATGATACTAGGACTTAATCTAGTTACTGCTGCTAATAGAATTAGTTGAATTTCATCTTTCTCCAATTCGGTTGAAATAAATAATGAAGTATCCGGACTCTCTTGTTTCATCCATCGGCCAGTCTTGGCATTGCGAATCTCAGTAGCAGATACATTAAGCATATCTAGCAACCCTAAGCGAGTCTTACCACCACCAGTAACTAAAGACCGAAGCATAAGCTTACCAAGCTGCATACCGCCCGTGAACGTATTTAGATATTCATCCGTGAACCCATATCCATACATAGGATTATCGTCTGCTCTGTCAATAAGATCCATAATACCATCGCCAGCCATGAATGATTCAGAGCTGTTCTTCCATCCAGATACAACATCTTTAATTTCAGACACGTCTTGCATAAAGTGATTGACAACTTCTTCTTCGCTCATGTCATTAAGAGCTTGTTGTTGAGCAGATAGCACTTCATTGTCATCAGTTGACAAGTTATATAGTTCTGATATATCGAATCCTTTTTTAATCAACATACGAAGTACAGACATTTTCTTAACGTAATGATAATTCATCACGAATGTACCCTTATTAGCAGTATCTTTTGCATCTTGCAGCCAGTTAATGCCATCATTATCGTTAAACACTTTATAGTATTCTTCAAACTGACTTAGATAAGTATCTACATCTAACGCACCAATTTCATCTAATTTTCCCGTGCTAGCAACAAGGTTGTTGATAGCAAAGAAAATTGTTCGATGAAACGGAAGCGGGAAGTCCTTCTTTTCTAATTTTAAATTATTATCCAGAATTAAACCGGGATTATTAGCAACGTTTCCTAATACGTTATAAATCTGGCTTTGTGGATTTAATAGTTTTAGTGAGCTTCTATTCATCGTCAAACAATCCATCTCCCTTAATCTCATTCATAACATGTCGATGATATTCTGGCTTCTTAATCACGACACGAGTTCCGTCAATATTGTTAGTAATTTTTTGAGAAGGCTTTTCTGGATCATACCCTCGACCTTCATTATAGTAATTTTTCATCAGTCCGATGCCGTACTTTAATTCGAATGAAATATTTTTCGTCCTCTTCATAAATATAAATGTTTGATAAAGTCCGACGTACGTTGCTCCATCTTTCATCAGGTTTTTAATCTGGGCGTAAATCATCCCCGGTAGTATTCGCTCGTTAAATTCGCTCCTTAACGCTCGATATAGTAATTGCTGATATTCAGTTTCCTGCTCGACTTCCGATGCATGAACTGAGCAATATCGTTTGCCTTTAATCTCAGTCATTTCAGATTTATTATATTTTAAATTGTGTTCTAAGCAATCTTTGTGATAACATTTAACTTTTCTCTCTGCCATTTTTTCACCTCATTTATATTATTATATCAAAAAAGCTGAGAGAAGTCAATCTCCCAGCCGCATCTTTATTAATCCATTAAAACTAATTTCCAAATGTTCTTACCAATCAAAGCTGCTGAATAAACAATCATCGCTAATCTAGCAGCAAGTAACGCAACAAATCGATATGGTGTATTAAATCCAATAATAGCATCAACTAAGATATATGATTGGATAAACAAAACTGCATAGATCAACAGCATTGAGATTGTGCTAATTAAGATAACTTTCAAATGTTCCTTCATTATTTGTCTCCTCGCCGTTTTAAAATCTCTTCACGATCTTTTTCTGACAATAACCCTTCTTGTTGTAACACGTCTTCAATATGATTGAGAACGTCAATTCGATCGGAAGGATTATTAACAAAATCAACTTCATCCATATCAATAGTAATCATACGTGATTGAGAATAACTTTCAGCCCAATTGTGATAAATACCGTTAACATCCTTGAAGTAATTAATACGATCTTCATCAAGAACTTCAATGTCTCGTCCGCGAGTTGCAATTTGCTCAATTTCTTTTTCTGGACTAATTTTCAAATAGATAACTACATCAGGGATCGGCGCAGATGCATTTGCAGAAATACTTGATACCATTTGTTGAACCGTTCGCATATATAAATGATATTCTGCGTCTGGGAATTCTCCCCGCTTATGCAAGTTACGTGCCATGATAGAGTCACTTAATAACGAACTATCATATACTGTGTTCTTAACACCTAATTCTTGTGCAAGTTGAATTCCTCGTCGTAACTGTTCAAACCGACCAACTAAGAATGAAATTTGTAGTGGGAATGCTAAGGCTTCTCGTGATTCCGGTCCTGTAGCATAGAATTTTTTTAACATTTCATTTCCTTCAACCTCTTCAAAAAATGCAGGTGTACCTAAGTCTTCTGACAAAATCTTTACTAGACTTGACTTCCCTGCACCAATACTTGCGTTTACATAAATCATTTCATTCCTCCTATAGTGATTCCATATCGGTAATAGTATAGCGCAATGGACGTTTAAAGTCAATTAAACTCAACACTTCAATCGTCGTTACATTAGTAGCTCCTTGAAGTTCCATCAAGTTAATTGGTGCATCGTCTCGGCTCACTACTAACAACACTGGCTTATGAATAGCGTAAGCATAACCAATTTCAAATACAGTACCTGTATCCGGCTTGTCCACATCATATAATGCTACTACAACATCTGATCCTTCAATACCGTGAAGATCACTCTGGAATGTTGCTAGCTTCCACGCTTGGTCATTAGGATCAAATGGTACCCCTGTACGTTCGTTGAACGGATCAAATACATCACCTACAGACTCATTTAAGTCTAGTTGAGTTCGTGCAGATTCAACCATATCCTTCTGAACACCACTGTAAATACCACCAGCTAAATAGATGTTTTTCATTTTCTTTTCGCAGCCCCTTTATCAATTTCAGCGAATAATTCAATCCGCCGTACTAATTTTTCAAGTTTATTCTTTTTAATATTTTTCTTTCCTAGTTTCCCATCGTTATTAACGGCATTCATATGTTGATAAATAATTTCAGCCCCATCCTGTTCCTCTGTGTTATGGGTCCAATCAAACTTATTATTAATAATATGATCATTAATATTACTAGCTAAGTAAAACATAGCTCCTAACTTCTCATGACCAATATTATGAGTAATACCATTGTTGTCTGTATGAATCGTCCAAGGTTTTCCAGTGTCATGATAGTATCCAATATCAAATGGCAGTCCCTGTTTAATGCATCCCAGAGCAACATCTGTAATGTGACTATTTAAAGACTCTGAATGATACGGGTTATTTTCAGTATAATTCATTAATATTTTTAGTAGCCCAACTTCGCTAATCATATCATCCGCACCCTCAAAAGTAAAACTGTGACAATCTACGCCAACACGAGGAATATCAGGCAACCAATTATTCCATAGATATTGAACCGTTACACTATCTTCACGAAGCTCATTATGATGTAGTAATGTATAAATACTAGCAAACATAAAATGAATTTCAATTATTACTGGCAGTCCAGTATCCCAAGCCATATCAGTCCACTTGTTAAACTTGATACGTCGTTGATTTCGATCAAGGTTAGTTGCATCAAACCATAAATTGCCTTCATCGCCATTAACAATATAGGATTCAACGTCATTTTCAGCATGTGAAAATACAGTTTTGTTATCTTCTTTGCTATACCCAAGGCCATTAGTTTCTCGAATAAAATAAGATTCAACGATCGAGTCACCTTGTTTAACATTATTGCCAACAAACGTGCTCTTTCCAGATCCACTAGCTCCAACCATTACATGAATAGTCCTCATAATTCATCGCCTCCGATGCGAATAGTGAAATGTGGATACTCTCCATTAGCATCTGGAATACCATTAACGTAAATATATTCTGCTACAAACATATTAATACCGTCACTGTGACCGTCAGAAGTTTCGTAGTATGCATTCAATGAAACCAGAGGGTATTCTAATCCCCCAATAACTAGCCACGGAGATTTATTGATATATCTAATTTCCATAATGAATTCCTCCATTTCTATAATAATATTATATCAAAAAAAGAACCCAAAGTCAAGGGTTCTTAATATTTATTGTGGATATCCAATTGTTTCATCGAAACTGTCATACAACGAATCAAATTCTTCTTGTGTTAATTCTTTATCAGTGAACTTATCTCGTGCGCCAACTAAAAAGAATTCTTCTGTTTCTTTAATAAAGCTGATTAACAAAGCATACTTAAACGCATTAGCTGTCAGCTTCTGTCTTAACGCTGGTTGAAGAGTAGCAAAGTGTAATGCTACTGCCGGAGTTCCTGCACCGCCAGCAGACACACAAGCCGCAAATTGGTCATCTCCAAATACTAAATCAGATCCTACAGTAGTTACAACAACATCTTTGCCAAGTGTTTTATTGTTGTTAATCCGTTTTACACTAGGTAGTACTCCAACTTTCTTATCAAACTGGTATAGTTCTCTATTTTTGACTTCCATTACTATTCTCCTTTAATCAACTTGATAGTATCTTTGATCTTGTTAACCTGTAAGTCAGACCATTCCAAGTGAATCGGATCTTCTTCGTACTGGTCCCATATATCAACCACCACCACAGGGGCCTGCATATAACCTTTCTCTCTGATTTCTTGCAGCTCACTGTCATTAAGTTCTGGAATAAGCTTCTCGTCAAAGTTAATCCCAGCGGATCTAAACATTCGTTCTGTAAAGTCACACTTTGAGCAGATCGGATTACGTAAGATTGTGACAAGGTATTCTTTCATTAATCAAACACCTCATCTGGATTTTTGAAGAAACTAAGTAAATCAAGCCCGACTTCATTTTCAATTTCCTTAATCTGCCCTACAACCATATCCTTTTTTAGATCGGTTTTCTTTTCTTCGTCAAATACAATTTTCATTAAACGCTGCACAAATTCATCGTCAAATAAGTACAATGATGCAAGTGCATCACGTGTTTCCAAATCTTCCAAAATCATAGCCGATAACTTTTCTTCTGCTTCACTCATTAGGCATTCTCCTCAATATTTTCTCGTGTGTGACTAACCTTTGCTGCAGTTGAACTAACTAGCGCACTCACTACATCATCAATATGCGTTCGTACACGCCCAGTTTTCTTTTGTTCTTCGTCAAGACGCTTAGCTACCCCAGACTTAACAACATCTTGGAATCCAAAATTACTTAATGCAATAGGCCCGTTTTCCATTCCAATCAGCATTGCGATGCCTTCATCGACACCATAGAATGGATAATCGTTGGATACAAGTTCTTGCAGCGGACCCAGTAACAACCCTTGTTCAGCCAATTCATCTAGGTTGATTGCAACACTAATCGCTTGTAGTACATCACGCTTGCTTAGAATCGCATCTAGCGCACGTAATACCTCAACTCGATCTAAGTCTTGATAATACCGTTTTTGATTTTCGATTACTGCATTAACAATTTCTCGTAATTCAATTCTGTTATCTTCAAAATACCCTAATACAAACGCCTGTAAATCTTTGGTTACACTCATATTATTTAACCTTCTTTACTTTCTGTGGTTGAAATATCTCGTTCAGCGAACTTAGCATACTGAAATAAATTAGTCACAATCTTCATTGCATTTTCAACAGTTCGATCGTTTAGTTGACTGATATCTTCTGTAAGTTCTTGTAAATTATCATTAATATAATTAGTAGCCTTTACTTCAATGACTCGTACAGCTACTGTTTCCGGGAACATATCATCAAATAACTCTGAAATGGCCTTAGAAGACGTATTACCAACAGCTAAAACAAGAATCATCGCATCGTAATAGTTATCCCTAGCGGTTCTAACGATGATCGTCTGAACCATACCACCATTAGGAGATTCAAAATACTTAATTTCTTTCATTGTTTCACCTGCTTTTCTTCGAACTCACGCAATCGTTTAATATAGTAGGTTGCCTTATCAATATCTTCAAATGGAGAATTGTGTTTCTTATTCATGCGTTCCAGATATTTAATTACATTACCAACCATAAACCCTTCATACGCATCTTTTGAGAACAATCCTTCTAAGTGTTCGATAACATCACCGTGACCGTTATCGTAGTGGTCTGGATGAACTGCATCAATTCGTTCGTCATCACTAATAAGAAATGACGGCAATGATAATAATGGTCCGGACTGAATATCGCTAGCGCTAATCCTATCACTTAACGAGCTGTTAATACTTACTTGATCTTCTAATTTCTTCCGAAGAACTTCGTTCGTACCCTCTGACTCAGATAAACGATCCATTAAATTAGATTCTCGTGCAATACCTTCATTGATTAAATCTTCTAATTCAGCTTCCCGTGCTTCTAAATATAATACTCGATCGTCATATTCCTTTTCGCTATTAAACATAGTAATTCCTCCTATTTTATATCATTGATAAACTAACTAACTACTTTTCTGCAAGTCTGCCTGTCCCAGTCTCACTCGCTTATCTATCAATATATATTATAGCACAAAAAAATAGGAGCGTCAACTCCTATTAGTTAATTAAACTTCTTTAATTTCTAAACAATTTAAATCAATAACATCTTTTAACCTATTAATTCCTTCCAACGCTTGCTTTTTAGTTAGGTGGGTTTTGTATAATGCGTTTTCTCCAGATCCAAGAAAACAATACGTGTTATTAACTACCTCATGATTTAAGAATTGGAAACCTAAAGTTTTAGAAGTATCCGATACTACGTACAGCGTTTTTTCTTCATCAGATTCTTTTTCTAACTTTACGAATTCGACTTTTCCGATTCCTTTAATACCTTGCATCAATTTAAGTGCTTTTTTCTGAGTGAAACCAGCAATATCATCAAGTTCATCAATTCCGTTGTATTTCATGAGAATCCCTTTGCCATCAAGTGACCCAAGATAAAACCTTCGATCTTCTCCGAAAAATACAATATAACGTTCTTTTTTATCTGCCGGGTCTAGCATACCATCAGACCAATTCCAGTCCCCATCTTCATCAATTCCATAATAACTTTCATTAATTTTTGTAATAGTATGAGTTTCACCACCGTATTTTTCCATACTGTCAACAAATATAATACCATCATAACTTTCATTTGAGATCAAGCTATCTTTAACTCGAACTTTGTCTCCAACTTTGTATTTCATAATTTATCCTTTCCTGTGTCAAAATCACGTCTTAAATAAAATTCAACTTTTATTTAGGTTTTAGCGTTTCAAAACGTTGATATACCGGCGTTTCTAAAGTGTAACAATCATAATTACAGTTAAAATACCGTAATATCAGCATCCGTTAGCACTGGGACGATTTTTACATCAGATTCGTTATAATTATCAAATTCTTTTAAGAAACGCTTCTTGATCTTCTTAGCCTTCTTGATCTTAAACTGAGTGTCAACATCCGAGGTAACTCTGTTATCTGTAACAAATAACTCGTCTTCTTCTTTTTTGATATTCACAAAGTCTCCATTACCAAGCTTAATGAAAAACTTTTGTTTCTTAGTCATGGTGTTATCCCAATACCACTGATTGCCATTATACAGACCAATCACATCTTTCAGTGTAAATGAGTCATCACGATCATCAATACTATCAACCTTCGCCGTTTCACCAGCATAATAGTTCATTTCTTCATTTAAATGAATATGTCGGTGCCCCGTGCGATTTTCTAACCCTTGAACACTTTTAATTGTTACGATATCTCCTACTTTAACCATAATATATTCCTCCTATTCTGATTTTAACAAATCATCACGACGATCAGTTAATACGCTAATTAAAGTTACTTGTAGTCCACTTTGCTGATCTAACAGAGATTTTTGCTCTTTTGAAATATCATTACCGTGTAAATCCAAAAACCGTTCAAGTTTATCATTTTTTGTTCTCAATTCATAAATTTCTAAATTAATATTTTCAATTACTTTTTCAATCTCATCTTCCATTTTTATCCCCAGCCTTTTTCTTTAATATCTTTATTATACAACCTTTCAAGTGAATTCTTGATATTATCTTCAAGTTTTTCTAATGAATCATACCAACCGTTAGAAAAGCCACTGGATAGACAAACTTGCGCAAACTTTTCAGTTTCGTCATTATAGACATTGATATATGCTTGCCCCATAAAAATAATAATCTGGCCGACTTCATAATTAAAGTCATTACTCAATTTTAAAAAGTCCTCATCGCTGATCTTAACTTTTAATTTCGCCTTATGTTCCGTAATATAAAAGTACATTCGACCATCTTCATCTAATGAAGCAGAAACCACGTGCCCATCGTTTAAACCAACTTGATAGCGTTCCCCGTCAGCCTCGAATACCAACATAGATGATCTGCTAGGCCCATCAATAGTAAAATCTCCTACTTTTAACTTCTTGACTGTTTTGTTTTTCGTCTTAACAACAATCTTCATTATTCATTCCTCCTTAACTTATGTAATAATTATAACTCAATTGAGTTATAATTACAAGTGTTATTTTTATTTAATTGTATATCCGACTAAATAGGCTAACGCAACCTCACGTTCGTGGTCATAGATCCAGCCAGCCCATCCTGTTGGATCTCCGAACTCTAAAGCATCATAAAAGATATTTCCCAGACAGCTAATATCATTTTCTTTACCAAACGCTTTCTCAGACTCAATATAATCAGCGATTTCCTGCGGAATTACAGGTAATTCAACCTCCATATTCATTAAATCATCCCCTTAATAGATAAAGCAACAAACTTATCTGTAGCTTTTTTAGAGAATCGTAATAAATCTTTAATTTCTGGAGGTAACGTTTCGGATTCTTCAATTGCATCCAACAGAACTTTTAATGCGATCTGTTCATTATTTCCGTTTTTCATCCAATCAAAGCTCACTTTAGAAGTTAACTTACCATCTTCCCGCATTGATTCAATAGCTTTGCTTACTCGTGCAGACGTAATGTTGTTAGCTAACCAAACCTTTAAATCTCCACTACCATTTCCACCAGTTCCTTTAGGCATCTTCGTCTCTCGAAACGCTTGATTAACAATCTTAATACGGATCGGGCCTTTTGTTCCTTCGTCAATTGGAACTACCTTATCAAGATCAGAAACGACAATGCCTTCCATATCTCCATTAACAGACATTACCGATTGATGTTCTTGGTCTACAGCAATTTGATTAAGCTCAATTAAACGAACATCTTTACCGGAATAAATAATAGGTGCCATTTCAATATTATCATAATTGGAGAGCGTGTGCTTATATAAACTTAAAGCTCCATTATACCCCAAGTATTCTCCAGTACTTTCATCAAATACATCAAATAAATAAAATTTCTTATAGTGGGACATGTGGTATTTCAAGCGATGTGGCGTCAACCATTCACCGAATGCTACAATTCCTTCTGGGAGATCCTTAAATGCATCAGTGCTTTGTGTAAAACCATAAAATCCATTAAGCGTATTGTCTTTATCAAGTTTACGGTGATGAGAGAACGCTTGAATTTCATCTCCCTTATATTTAACGGACGCATTGGACCCATCAAGTTTTTCTGTAATTACAATACGATCACCTTTTTCAAATGATAAGACGTCTACGCCTTTATCTCGTAACTGCCCTTCACGTAATAGTTCGTTATCTAATGTTTTGATCTTCTGAAAAGTCTTCATTCCTATCCTCCTATTTAATTGGATCTTGCAAGTAAATATCAATTGGCTTTTCGCCAATCTTAAATTCAGCGTCATATAAATTAGTTAAACTATCATACCATTCTGTCGAAACCTCAGCATTTTCAATGCTATATTGAGCATATGTTCCAGAATCTTCAATAACGACGTACAGGTCTCCGTCATGAACGGATGAATGTGCAACTTGATAAACTAACGTATCTTTTGGATCATACGGAACTGTCTTAGCAATAATATCATACGGAACGGATTCATCATCTTGTTCACCGTAAACATCAAATAAGTCTTCTAAAGATTTCATCCAATCCGTATCAATTAAACCCTGCTCCAGAAGTAAGATGGCAAACCCTAGATCTTCGTCATGAATAACAATAGATGGTTCTGAGCCTGAACGATTATTGATTAGTACCATTCCCTGTTCGTATTCTTTCATAACAAACCTTCTTATTTTGTATCATATCCCGGAATAATATCAGAAATACGATGTTTAACAGTAATTTCATTCATGATCTTGGTAAATTGACTGTCAGAGATAACAACTTCATTATGCAGGTTAACTAACAATTCAACTGCTTCTTTAATTCCTTCTTCATGAGCGGCTTCAATACGGTCATCCATATCATCAGGACCATTTGTATAAAGGTCATCATATTCGTCTTGAAGAGAATCAAAATTGCCTTCCAAACGCATCAAGTCGTCTTCTGATTCATCTAATTCTGATTGAGCATCTTGCAAGTCTTCTAAAGCGTTATCACGCTCTTCACGAATTTCTTCAATTTCTTCTGTCACGTCTGCAAGTTCATGTTCTCTATCAGCAATAATATCATAAGCTTCGTTTAAATCATCTTCAAGATCATCAATTCGTGCCTCTGCTTCTTCAAATTCGCTCATATTAATCTCCTCCTTTAGTTTATAAACCTATTATACTACAAAAAAGACCAACCGTCAAGTTGGTCTAATGATTATTTTAAAGTAACTATTCTAAAGAATCCGTTATAAGTGTGAGCAATAAAATCTTTTTCTTCACTAGAGCCTGTATCATACAATTTCGCCTTAAATAATTCATCAGCTAAAATAACGGTTGACTGGTATCCAAGATCGCTCTCACACTCACTATTCCACAACCTCGCCAAGAATGTACCGTCTTCAAATTCAAATACCTCTGCAAGATCATTGCCTTCTTGACTGAATTGGCGTCTATCGGTTTGTAAAACAAAGTTTCTAGTATCTGAATTATAATGGTACATTTCTTCTCCAATTAAGATATAGTCAATCTTTTCATGTTCAGCTTCTTCTGGCATTTCTCCATCAAAGATAGGCGATGATCCCTTAAAAGGCCAGTTAACATCCATATGCTCGGCTGTTCCTTTATCATAAACCCTGAATTCAACTGGTTGATTTTCATCTTTTGGGTCTAATTCAAACGCTACCATCGTATAGTTTTCACTAATGATCGCATCACCTTCACCGAACTTGCTGAGTAGTTCACTGTTTTTAATTTCTAACAATTGAATTTACCATCCTTTGTATTATAGAATTTAAAGCTGCCGTCTGGATAATAGATAGTTTGATATTCAGGAACGTCAGTTGTTAATTGATCTGCATCAACTGTATTGTGCATATGGTCCCCGTTAATATCTTCAACCCTATATATAATCTTTTGGTCTCCTTGAATCCGATCTATAATTTTCACCATTCTGTTATGGTAAAATACTTCTTGATGTTCTTGATATTCAAATGGAGTCCATTGTAGAAATCTATCCTCAACACTGCTCAATCCCACAATACCATTAATTGTATGCTTTGTTAAGTAATATTCATCATGGTCAGGAAATATATTAACTAGGCCAGCCCGGTAAATTGATCCACCATATAGAACAAACTGATTATCAAATGCTCTCTTATTAAGTCTAGTAACCCCTGCCATTCCTTCTCCGACGGCAGGTTGAATAGCAGCTTCGCTTTCATTGAATTCATCGTCATCAACGAATATAGAAACTATCCATACAATAACTGCACCGATTAATAGTCCAGAAAAAAATCCGATTATAAAGCCCATTATCGTTCTTCCCCTAACTGAATAACAGTATTGAAATCATTCTGGTTTACTGTGAACCCATTTACAAAGTCAGTGAAATGAAGCCCTTCATCATCTTCAGTATAGTCAGCAAAATATACTTGATGTTCACGAACATTTAAAATGTGCGCCCGATAACGATCCTCATTAGCAAAATATTGCGTTTGAATTAATTCATAATTCTCATCATCTTCACCAAGTACAACCCTTACTAATTCTGAGATTCTGATATAAGTTTTCATATCAGTATCTTCTTTAGACTTAAAGGTATCGGATAAACGAGTTAACGTGTCAGCAAGCAAGCGTCCAGCGTTGATAGTATCTTTTAACGGGATGATAATTTCCTTGTCCTTTGACAGCGCATTAACAATAGCATAATCTTCCCCGTCAATATTAACGCTAACTGCTTCACCAACACCGTGCCCCTCAAAATCATCAGACAGGTTATATTTAAAAGGCCAAAGAGTCTCGATTCCAAAGATGCGTCTACCACTATCATTCGTAAAGAATAAACAAATAGGCTGAATTTCATCACTAGAATCATATATGGCAACTATTCCACAAATACCCGTGTCAAAGTAAATTTTATCATCTTTACGAAGCTTTGATAGGTACTCAGATCTTAATATTTCCTTCATTGTCGTTCCTCCTTATCTATATATTACATTATACTGCAATTTGTTAGTTTAGTCAACAAAAAAATGCCCTAGAATTAACTAGGGCGTAAAACTAATTGTTTTCAGTTTCTAACTTTTCTACTGCTTTGTTCTTTCCTTTGCCAAACCAAGGAGAGAACAAGAATGCTACTAAGTCATTCAGAAGGTATAGTACATAAGTGAACAACAATACCCAAACTGGGTGACCTGATGCGGCTGTGATACCCCATAAGGTTACTGACATCAACCCCTGCGCTAACCAGAAGTAATATTGGTCAGAGAAACGATATAAGCATAATACCGCTCCTGTCAAACCAATAGCTGCTGCTAAAGCATCAATCAACGGACGTGGTGATCCTAAGAATACATCTAAGTGGAATAACAAGAATAAGAATACTACGAAGATTACTGTAAACAATGCATAGTTCTTACCAGTTGCTTTGCGTGACTTAAATTCTCCCCATTGAAGACTAAACATAATAGGAATATCAAGGATCAAGAAGTAGACAATTTGCATGATCGAGTCTGAATAATTACCGGTTTTAAACGCAATGAAGATATATCCTAATGCGCTCAATGCACCAAGTAAGCCATTAATGGATTTACCGTTTGTGATTGTAACAGTACATAAGAAACCAATAATCCCAGATAACGTTGCAATTACACCAAGCGACGTAATACCTGCGCCTAAACCGATAATCAATTGAAACAATACACCAATAACTGCTAATACATACGATGGTTTAGACCAACCCGTGAATCCTTCTTTGTAGTAGCTCAAAGTAAGAACCTTTCCAGCTTGCTTAAACCGCTTACCCAATTCTAGGTTCATAAACCATGGGTCGATAGTTTCTCCAAAATCTTTCAAAATATTTACCATCCTTTTTTATTTTAGTTTTTGCACTGCGGACATCCAGAGCCGTTAATGAGCGTATATAACGCACTTTCCCATGTATATCCGCATTTTTCGCATTTCCACCAACACTTTTCCCAAGATTTTTTATACCCCTCAACATAAGTTACGTTGCAATGGATATTTTTAACTTTATTATTAACTTCTTGTTCATTTAAAGTTCTTCTCTTGATAGATATCGGTTCATTTACATTGTATTCCTGAGTAGTCCACATTAGATTTTTATAGTTATTATTTCCCCTATTTCCATCTATGTGATGTGTCACGGTGTTAACATTTAAATCATCGTTTTCTACGAATAATTTAGCGATAATTTTATGAACCTTTAACGTTTTTTTAACACCATTTTTAGAAAGTCCTATTATTTTATATCCATTTTTGTTAATTCCCTGAATTAAAATTCTACCATGTCTATTTCTTATGTTGCCAAAATTGCTTGCCCAATACAATCCTTCGTAGTTAATAATTGGTTTCCAAATTTCTGTTTCGTTTTTTACGTCCATTAACATCCCTTCTAATTTTTTAGGTTACGGCTCCTACCCCGTCCTTATCCGGTCTCCAAGACCTTCTTCTGTCTCATTCCCTTCAAGTTTGTAATACTATTATATAATAAACAGTATGTAAAGTCAAGTGTTACATTATGTATCCGGGTGACCAAACCCGAATTTGAAGATTTCTATCTGAGGTAATCGTCCTTAACATTCTACACCATATAAACATTATATCATTTAACTTACTTTGCGTCAACTATAATTTAATAATACTTGGAGTGATATTTCCAAAACCATCAACCATTAAGATAACCTGAGATCGTTCTGAGCTTACACCTAAACTATCAGAATATTCATTACTGCCAATAATACTACCGCTTTGAATAATCCACCCAGAATCCTCACGAATGCTAGCTGAGTGCAAATGACCACCAACAATAGCATCATAAATACGTCCATCAAACTGAGATACTTTTCCAAGAATACCTTTGTCAGCAATCTTATCAATGTCACCATGAACAAATTTAATTTTAGCCCCATTAACGTTTAGATGCGTTCGTAACGGAGTATCAGGATCGACAACAGTTAGGTTAGGCACCTGTTCTGCAACAATCTTCATCACTTCTGACAGTGTTGTTGAGAAAGTATCTCCATAAATGTTATCTTTCTTATTGCCATTAAACCGATCATGATTGCCGCCAATGAACGTTGTTTTGACTGGAACCGTAGCTCCATAAGCAATTCTTGAGATAAACTCAGATACAAACTTAATTGCATTAGATTGTTGTGTACCAAAATCAGAATCAACCGTCCATAATTGATTTGGTCTCATTGCGATCTGTTCCACATAATCCCCAAGACCAACCAAAATAACCTCACTAGGATGCTCTTTATTAACCCTATCCAAGATAATTTCTGCGTATTCTTCTATCAATTCGTGAGCAACGAATGTGTCATATTTGTTGCCGTTAAACTTAACAAGCGCTCCGATATGAACATCAGATAGTACAGCAATTAACGTTTGATTTGTTAATTCGTGTTCAATGTCTTTTACCCCTTTAACAACATTAATCGTAATCCCGTCTCTGACAGCATCAATTAATTCACGATTGAAGATAGCCCCGTCTGTCATTTCTCGACGAACTTTGCCCATATCACGACGGATATTTTGAAGGTCCCGCTTTTCAATCGCCAATTCACCAATCTGCTTGTTAAGTTCACTAACTGATGTGATTTCAGTGTCATCTTCTGGATCAATAACACGTGCTTTGAAGTTCTTGACAAGAAGTCTAAAGCTTTCAGTCTGAACGACATCATACCCTTCATCCTTCATCATCTTAACTAGACGACCCCAAGCTGCACGACCAGTATCTTTTTGCATTTCAGTTTTAATCTTAACCGCAAGGCGAAGCCCTACGTCATCAATCTCGTGTCGCTCGCCCTTTTTACCTTTGAAGTGATATAATGCCATTCTCAGACCTCCCTAAGCCTTTACTAAACCAAGTTCTAATGCTTTATCATGCATCGCATTCGTTACAACGTCAAGTTCTTCTACACGAGTTTCATCAAGACTACCAACCTGTACGCCCTTACCAAGTTCCTTATCAGTGATCTTAGTAACTTCACCCATTTTACCAGCTTCATGAAATGCCATCGCTAATTCTTTAGCGTATCCCATGATATCATCAAAATCATATTCAGTTTCTTTAATATCAGAATGCCGAATAGTATCATCAGTTGTATTCTCATACTTACCCAATGCTTTGTCAACTGCATCCTTATAAGCCTTAGCGCTGAACTGAATCGTGTCTGGTACATCCTTAAATGTAGTACCAGCATCATATTGAAGAGTACCACGCAAATGAATTACACGATGTTGTTCGTTATCACTACCAATCACAATTTCTCCGAATAGAATGTTATCAACCATCTTTGTGATTACGCCCAACGCCTTTTCACGCAAACTTGCTTGATGTTTCGTGAATTCAATAACTTCTTTACCGTTCTTATCAGTAGTTTTATTGCCACCAACAATGTGAGTCTTTTCATCAACATCAACAATAGGAATAGAATCGATCTTATCTTGAACGTGACTTACAAAGATCGAAGTATAGTCTAATGATTCTACTTCTTTCATAGTCCGTTTCCAAACATTATCCATCCGGGTGTAGTCTTGACCAAATCCGATCGACTTATCATCACCAACGAATTGTTCACCGTATTGACCGGCAACATATTTGTTTAGTGAATCGTACAAGTTTTCGACAGTATCAATAGAAATCGCATCATACATCGCATTGACTTCTGGTTTCTTTAATTCTTTTAGTACAGACTTAAACGTCGCCCAATCCGGTACATAGACAACCTTAGCCCCTTCTAAAGCACTGTAACGTTTTTCAGTCATGATATTTAATACTCGATCGCCAAAAAGGTCGTTAACAAATGTTGATTTACCAAACTTTGATTCAGAATAAAACAGCATTGAATAACTCTTGATATCTGTACTTACCTTAATTGGTTCAATTCCTAATAAATCTACTTTAGGCATTCTTATTCTCCTTTATAATACACATAGTGACCATCCATTAAGACCATTCTTTAGAATGGAATATCGTCGTCTGAAATTTCTACTGTACTAGAATCAGCGAATGGGTCTGTACGCTTCTTAGCTGAACCAAACGCATTTTCAGTCTTAGCCGCTGCTTGTTCAACATCTGACCGGCTCTGATTATTTTGTTGTGCTGCACGTGACTTAGCTTCTTCTTTCTGAGCACGTAACGACTTCAACGCTTCCGCAATTTGATCTTCTTCGTATTCAGTACCATCAGGAACGTTTTTCCCACCAGTAATAAGCAATTCATTAACGTAAGAATTTGATTGAACAACTGAATGAAAATCACCAAACCCTTCTGATTCGTCTGCAGGAGTTTCTTTAACAACCACATAGTTTAAAAGATCATAACTTAATCGACCGGTTGAGTTTTCATCAAAGTAGTCATCCATACCTAATGAAGCAGGAACTTTTAAGTTAACTAACTTATTAACTCGGCCACCATAACCCACAGTAAATGCGTTAACAAGCAACTTACCAGTTTCTTCATCATTAATTTCTTCTGTAACATAACCTAAGATAACTGCATCAACTTCGCCTTGTGCAGAATCTTCTACGTCGTTACCAACACGAGTAAAACGACTTGCACGAAGACGATTTGATTCACGCAATGAACCGTTGCTTTCATACACATTGTAACTATTTTCTCCAGTAACACGTACTCGATCAGCAGTTTCTCCATCTTGCAAGTCATCTAATGCCTTGTAGTCATTTCGTACAGTTACCAAACCTTCAAAGAATGGGTTAACACTACCAGACTTTGTAATTCGCTTATTGTATACATTTAAAGTAAGGTTATTTACCTTATCCCCTTGTTTAACTTCTACAGTAACACGACCTTTAATAATCGTTTCACCTTGTCGATCAGTAGCTAATTCCAATTCCTTCGTTTTTAACGTACCGATAACCGTAATCGCATTCGTCTTTAGTTCTGTTAGTTGTGCCATAGTGTAATTCCTCCTAATTTGTTTTGGTTATTAACTAACCTATGATAATATTATATCATTAAATATATTTAATGTCAACCTCTTGACGAAATAAAATTACTTGGTTCAAATGAATAGTTTTTATCATTACCACGTACTAAGTAGTCGCCAATCATTGCTAAAAATTGAAGGACATTATCTCCATCTGCTACAACTTCATCTTGTACTGGTGACACATGATAGATTCGTTCTACGTACTCATCAAAGAATTCTCCTACCTCTATATCAAAAAATGTTTCTACAATCTTTAATCGTTCTCCTGCGTCTTCTACTTGCTGAAAGTATTCTGAATAGAATTTCTTTCGTAGTTCCGGTAACGTTTTGTTATCTAACTTCCCAATAAAAGATCTGTACAAAGTCATCGCCTCCTTATTATAGAGTAAGCTGCCAACTTACTTCTTCATTTTCAAAACCTGTTTTAGTTTTTATATCTTTCCAGCAGTCAATTAATCCACCACTATTAATTGACTTTCTGATTTTATGTCTATCAATACCGGTTAAACATTCGGCTTTAGTTATATTGCCAAAAAAAGATACTCCCGTTTCTGTAAAATACCCAACTTTAAATGTTCGTGTGTGGACTCTTCTCTTTTGTGCGTTTTTATAATTTAAGTTTTGTTTTTGTGTTACATATTCAAGATTATTCAATTTGTTGTTTAACTTGTTTTCGTCTTTATGATTGATAACAAGTCCGTCAGCATCCCCAACAAATGCTAACATAACAAGCGTATGGACGTTAACGGTTTTTCTGACTCTTCCAGAATCGCTAAGACCAACTCTTTTATACCCGGATTTCCCAATATCATACGAAAGAATCCTCCCCTTCACCAATCTCGTACCAGTATTTGCGTTCACGTAGTGGTCAATGCTTCTCACATCCCCGCAATCACTAACTTCATAATTGCCCTTAAAGTCATGAC